ACCAACCCTTCTACTACCCCTACGTCGTGGACTTCCGGGGCCGCGTGTATCCGGTGTCCCTCTACCTCCAGCCGCAGGGCGACGACGCCCAGCGTGGACTCCTCTGGTTCGCCAATGGGATCAAGATTGGTAACGCGGAGGGGGCCGATTGGCTCGCCATCCACGGCGCCGGTTGTTGGGGCGTGAACAAGGTCACCCTCCGCGAGCGTGTGCAGTGGGTGTTCGACCACGAGCAGGCGATCCTTGCTGCCGCAAACGATCCACTCTCGCATACGTTCTGGATGGATACAGAGAAGCCCTGGTCCGCGCTGGCGTTCTGCTTCGAGTGGGCAGGCTTCGTTCGCGATGGCTACGATCACGTCTCTCACCTCCCGGTGCAGATGGACGGGACGTGCAACGGCTTGCAGAACTTCTCGGCCATCCTTCGGGATGAGATCGGGGGTGCTGCGGTCAACCTCGTCCCGGCTGACAAGCCTCAGGACATCTACTCGCGGGTCGCGGAGATCGTGGCTCGTCGTGTGGAGGCTGATGCTGCCTCGTCGGATATGGACCTATCCACCCTTGCAAAGGGATGGGTCGGCAACGTGACTCGCAAGGTATGCAAGCGGCCTGTCATGACCCTTGCCTACGGAGCCTGCGAGTTCGGGTTCAAGCAGCAAGTGTTCGATGACATCGTCCGTCCGTGGAAGAAGGACGATCCGGAGAACTTCCCGTGGGAGGGGAGTGGCTGGGACGCCTCGACCTACATGGGCAAGCTGATCTGGGAGAGCGTCGGTGAGGTGGTCGTTGCGGCTCGTGCTGCCATGGATTGGCTGCAAGAAGCTGCCCGCATCGCTGCCAAGGAGGGACGCGAGGTCTGGTGGGTCTCCCCTACCGGATTCTTCGTCTATCAGGCGTACCGCGTGTCCCAACAGAAGGTGATCGACACCACCTTCCAGAAGGTACGCATCCAGTTGAAGGTCAACCTCGACACCCTACGCCTCGATAGCAGGCGTCAGGCTTCGGGGATCAGCCCCAACTGGGTCCACTCCCTCGACGCTGCCCACATGATGAAGACCGTCAACCGCTGCACCTCGCTCGGGATGACGGACTTCTGCATGATCCACGACAGCTATGGCACCCACGCGGGCAACGCTGCGGCCATGGCCAACGCGCTCCGCGAGGAGTTCGTGCTGATGTACTCGTCGCATGACGTGCTGCGGACGTTCAGGGATGACCTCCTGACCCAGCTTGAGGAAGGGACGGAGCTTCCGCCCCTACCACCGAAGGGCAATCTGGACCTCGCTCAGGTCCTCGATAGCCCCTTCTTCTTCGCCTGAACGTATGCACCCTCGGGATGGTCTCGGGGGTGCAACGTCAATTATCCCTACCCCTAGCAACCCCACCACGGAGGTCCCCATGGACATCTACATCAACGACCTGATCGACCGTGCTGCCCGCTTCTGGGAGCAGGACGAGGTCCTTCCGTTGGACCTCATGGTTGAGATGGAGGCGGCGGGCATCATCATCGACGAGGCCCACACCGCGTGGCTCAAGGACAACTGAGGAGACCAGCATGAACCTGTACCCCGAAATGCCCCTCGACCAGATTGGGGCACAGGCCAAGGCCCACATCATTGCTGGCGACAAGGCCAAGGAGAAAGCCGAACAGCAATACAAGGCGGCTGGTCTCTATCTGATCGCAGCCCGTGAACGTGTGAAGTCGGAAGGCCATCACTGGGTGGCATGGCTCCGCGAGCATGTCCGCGTTGCTCCTTCCACGGCTTACGAGATCATTGCCATCGCCAATGGGACCAAGACCGTCGAGGACATCAAGAAGGAACGTCGCGACCGTGACTGGAAGCGGCGTGAGAAGCAGAAGGACGCCTCCGACCGTTTCCGTGAGCCACGGAAAAATCCTGACCCCACCACTGGGCCGACAACTGGCACCGAAGGGCAGGACATCCTCGAAGAGGTTCGCAAGGACAGCGACACCCTCTCCCGCATCATCGCCCGCCTCAAGCGCCTCGATCAGACGGACCTTGAGTGGGTCGAGAAGTCCATCATCGCCAGCTTCGGAGAATAACGTGGCGCAGCACAACGCCCTCGTTCCCTACAACCCCAAGGCCGTTCAGGAAGCAACCACCCGCGTCACTCTCGGTGACCGGCGTCTCGTGATTGAGGCCGATGGTGGCCCAACGCAACTGAACGACATCAACATCGCGGCCTACACGCTCCTCAAGGAGGTGCTGTTCCAGCTTCGTCCGAACGAGATCCAGTTTCTCGGCGGTATGACGAAGGTCAACAGCATCTCCCAACGGCAGCGCAAGTGGCTCCGCGATCTCCTCAAGAAGCACCTCGGCATTAACCTCGACGACGAGCCGCTTCTGGTCTGAATGTATCCACCTCCGCATTGAATGCGGCCCCAACATCAGGGAAATCACATGGCTGACAACAAGCCCAAGCGCATCAAGATGGTCTCTCCCCGTGGCACGTTCGTGTGGCCCCGGCTGGACGAGCCTGACTACGGCAATGAGAAGTACCCGAAGCCGGATGGTGAGTTCTCCGTGCAGCTTCGCATGGAGGCCGACAACCCGGCGATGAAGACGTTCATCGCCAAGCTCCAGCCCTTCCACGACGCTGCCGTCAAGGCGGCTGAGGCCAAGTTCAAGGAACTCAAGGTCGATCAGCGCAAGAAGCTCGGCAAGGTCACGGTCAACGACCTGTACCGGACGATCTACGACGAGGAGACGGAGGAGCCCACGGGCGAGATCGTCTTCAAGTTCACGATGAAGGCCGGCGGCACCACGAAGAAGGGCAAGGTCTGGTCTCAGAAGCCAACCGTTGTGGACGCCAAGGGTACCACGATGAAGAAGGTGCCGAAGGTTGGCTCCGGTACGGTCGGCAAGGTGTCGTTCGACTTCACGGAGGATGGCTACTTCATCGCTGGCACTGGCGCGGCTGGCCTGAGCCTGTCGCTGCTCGGCGCTCAGATCATCGACCTCGTCACCGCTGGCGCTCGCACTGCCAAGGACCTCGGGTTCACTGAGGAAGATGGCTACGAGTACGAGGAGGGTGACTTCTCGGACGAGACGACTGGCTCGGAGGATGGTGGCGATGCCACGTCCGACGAAGACCAGGACTTCTAATCAGCGCGGGCTGGTCGCAGGGTATCGCAGTGGGCTGGAAGACAAGGTTGCGGATCAACTCCGTGACCTTGGCCTTCCGGTCAACTACGAGACCGAGAAGATCGAGTACACCAAGCCCGCCCGCAAGGCCAAGTACACGCCTGACTTCCGTCTACCAAACGGGATCTACATCGAGACCAAGGGACGCTTCGTCACTGAGGATCGGCAAAAGCATCTGCTTGTCCGTGACCAGCGGCCCGATCTCGACATCCGGTTCGTCTTCTCCAACCCCAACACGAGGATCAGCAAGAGCAGTCCGACCACCTACGCAATGTGGTGTGACAAGCACGGCTTCAAGTACGCCGCAAAGTTGATCCCGATGAAGTGGATCAACGAATGAGCATCTACTCGAAGCGGCGATCAACCAAGTTCATCGCCATACACTGCTCCGCTACCCATCCCTCGCAGAACGTCGGGGCCGCTGAGATCCGCCGCTGGCACCGCGCCAGGGGTTGGGTGGACATCGGCTACCACTTCATCATTCGCAGGGATGGTATCGTCGAGCGCGGTCGCCCACAGAACACGATCGGAGCCCACGTCGAGGGCTTCAACAGCACGTCTGTCGGCGTCTGCTTGGTTGGTGGCGTCACTGAGCGGAACATTAACAAGGCCGAAGACAACTTCACGCCCGCCCAGTGGGCTGCGTTGAAGACCCTCGTGACTACCCTTCGAGAGTTGTACCCCAACGCCGTCGTGCAGGGCCACCGCGACTTCCCCAAGGTCACCAAGGCTTGCCCCTCGTTCGACGCCAAGGCGTGGGCGAAGGCCAACGGGTTCTAAATACCCCTGCCCCTAGCAACTACCCAACGGTCCCTACCTCCTCGTGAGGTGGGGACCTATCCACCAGCGCGATCAATACGCACCCAACATCAGGGAAATTATATGACCAATCACAACATCGGTGACAGCGTCCGCGTCAACAAGGTCACCTTCTACCCCGAGAGGGCGGGCAAGGAAGGCACCATCATCGGCTTCTCCGACTACGGAAACCCCCTCGTCTCATTCCCCGGTTGGAAAGGCGGCCATGCCGGCAACGGCTATGTCGATAACGTGGACAAGCTCCGTAAGGATTGTTGGTTCTTCCAGCTGGAACACCTCGACAACCTCTCGGCCAAGGCTCCGGCTCCCCTGCGGTCCTTCAAGAAGGGCTCACAGAACGCCATGCTGCTCAAGCACCTGATCAGCGGTCGAACGATCACCCGCATCGAGGCCGATCACATGTACCGGATCGCCTCGCTCACCCGCCGCATCCGTGACCTCCGTGTCGCGGGCTACCCGATCACCTCGCTGGTGAAGTCGGACCCGCACGGTAGCCCCTACACCGAGTACGCGCTCCAGCAGCGTGACCGCTTCGGGAACAAGAAGGTGGCGTAATGGACGAAAGCTCCTTCATCGGTAAGGAGCCATGCCCTGAGTGCGGGTCGAGGGATAACCTCGCCCGCTACTCGGACGGCCACGCATACTGTTTCGGATGTGGTCACTATGAGTATGGCGATGACGAGAACCCTACAACCAAGAGGAGTACCTACGTGGTAAGTGGCCTGATCACTGACGGCGGGATCGTAGCCCTCTCGAAGCGGGGCATCTCGGAAGAGACCGCGAAGAAGTTTGGCTACCGCGTGGCCACCTACAACGGCCAGAAGGTCCAGATCGCACCCTACTACGACGCTGAGGGCAACCTCGTGGCGCAGAAGGTGCGTTGGGCCAACAAGGACATGAAGATCTTCGGGGACTTCAAGAACGTCCTGCTCTTCGGTCAGCAGCTATGGGGTGAGGGTGGCCGCAAGGTCGTCATCACCGAAGGCGAGATCGACGCGATGACCGTGTCGCAGATGCAGGGCAACAAGTGGCCTGTCGTCTCGATCCAGAACGGTGCCCCAGGCGCGGCCAAGTCCATCAAGAAGCAGCTTGAGTGGCTCTCCTCGTTCGAGGAGGTCATCCTGATGTTCGACATGGATGAGGCTGGCCAGAAGGCTGCTGTCGAGTGTGCCGAACTATTCGCCCCCGGCAAGGCGAAGATCGCTCACCTCCCTGAGAAGGACCCGAACGACTGTCTGACGAAGGGCAAGGGTCAGGAGATCATCAATGCCGTTTGGAACTCCAAGACCTACCGACCGGATGGTATCGTCGATGGTATGTCGCTGTGGGAAGCGGTCGTTAGTGAGGATCAGACGGCTTCCGTCACCTATCCTTGGGTCGCTCTCAACGTCACAACACATGGTCTACGATGTGGTGAGTTGGTCACCCTCACTGCCGGATCTGGAATTGGCAAGAGCGCCGTGGTCCGTGAGATCGCCCACCACCTGATCAAGATGGGCGAGCGGATCGGTATGATCATGCTCGAAGAGAGTACGAAGCGTACCGCTCTGGGCCTGATGGTCATCGAGTTGAACCGTCCTATCCACCTCAGCAAGGAAGGCGTCAGTGAGCAGCAACTCCGAGAAGCCTTCGATGCCACCCTCGGAAGCGGGCGTGTCTTCCTCTACGACCACTTCGGATCGACGGAGGTGGAGAACCTACTGTCCCGAGTCCGGTATATGGCTCGCGCCCTCGACTGCCGGTGGGTGGTTCTTGACCATCTCTCCATCGTCGTATCGGGCCTTGATGATGGCGGCGACGAGCGCAAGCTCATCGACCGCACGATGACCATGCTCAGAACCTTGGTCCAAGAGACCGGCATCGGCCTCATCCTCGTCTCCCACCTCAAGCGCCCCGACAAGAAGGGCCACGAGGAGGGCGCTCAGACCTCCCTGTCCCAACTTCGTGGCTCCCATGCCATCGCTCAGTTGTCGGACATGGTCCTCGGTCTGGAGCGCAACCAGCAAGGCGACAACCCCAACGTCACGACAGTCCGCGTCCTCAAGAACCGGTTCTCCGGTGAGACGGGCGTGGCCTGCCATCTGGCATACGACAAGCACACCGGTCGGCTGGCCGAGTGCGAACCGGACTTCAAGGACGAGACCCAAGATGTGGATGGAGAGTTCTGATGCGTGACCTCGAACGACTTGAGCGCGATGCCAATCGTGCCATCGGTGACTTGCTCAACCACCTCGCTGCCCTCAAGGCCCCGGCTCTGGAGCGCGGCGAGATCAAGGGCGTCATCAAGATGATGGAAGACGTGACGGCGCTGTCTCGTGTGGTCCTTCAGGCCATCGAGGCTGCCGAGATTGCAGAGCGCGAAGTCGAACGGGTTCGCGAGAAGCTGGCTGAGACCATGGAGGAAATCTGATGCGACTTGTCTTTGACCTCGAAAGCGATGGCTTCCTCGATACGATGACGAAGATCCACGTACTCGTGGTCAAGGACATCGACGCGGGTAAGAGCCACACCTTCCTCGGCAAGTACATCGAGGACGGCGTGTGGATGCTGAACGACGCTGATGAGGTGATCGGTCATAACATCATCAAGTTCGACATCCCCGCCATCCAGAAGCTGTACCCCAGCTTCAACCCGCAGAACGTCACCGACACCCTCGTCCTGTCCCGTCTCCTCTACCCGGAGATCAGGGACAAGGACGCGGTCAACTCCAAGAAGGGGACGTTCCCCAAGAAGCTGACCGGTGCCCATACCCTTGAGGCGTGGGGCTACCGGATCGGTAACTACAAGGGCGACTTCAAGGGTCCGTGGGACATCTGCACGGACGAGATGGTTGAGTACTGCGAACAGGACGTGGAGGTCACCGATACCCTGTACAGCCGACTGATGGCAAAGCAGCCCTCGCCCATGAGCGTGTGGATCGAGCATGAGTTCGCCACGATCCTCGCGATGCAGGAGGCCCACGGCTTCGGCTTCGATCGGATCGGTGCCGCCTCCCTCTACTCCACCCTCGTCGGTCACCGCCTCGAACTGACCCAACGTCTCAAGGAAGCCTTCCCTCCACTCCCCTACGAGTGGGTGCCGAAGGCCAACAACAAGAAGTTGGGCTACGTGAAGGGCGAGCCGGTCACCTGGTACACGGAGTTCAACCCCTCGTCCCGCCAGCAGATCGCCAAGCGATTGAAGATGTTGGGATGGGAGCCGCAGGAGTTCACCCCGTCCGGTGAGGCGAAGGTGGACGAGATGGTCCTCGAAGGTTTGCCCTACCCGGAGGCCAAACTCCTCGCTGAGTACTTCCTCATCGAGAAGCGCATCGGTCAGTTGGCCGAAGGTGATCAGGCTTGGCTCCGGTTGGTCACCGACAAGGACAAGATCCACGGCGCAGTGAACCCCAATGGGGCCGTCACTGGCCGCTGCACTCACTCGCGTCCCAACATCGCTCAGGTTCCCAAGGTAGGATCGCCGTATGGAAAGGAATGTCGTTCCCTCTTTCGCCCCAGCCCTGGCCGAGTTCTGGTGGGGGTGGATCTTTCTGGGCTTGAACTGCGCTGCCTTGCTCACTTCATGGCCAAGTGGGATGATGGGGCTTATGCCCGCGTTCTTCTCGAAGGAGACATCCACACAGTAAACCAGCAAGCCGCTGGACTGCCTACCCGCGACAACGCCAAGACCTTCATCTACGCCTTCCTCTACGGGGCAGGCGATTGGAAGATTGGCCACATCGTGGACGAGCAGGCTCCCGATCCGGTCAAGAAGGCCACCGGGAACAAGCTCAAGAAGCGGTTTCTCGCCAAGACCCCCGCCCTCAAGAAGTTGAAGGAGGTGGTCGGTGAGCGAGCGTCCACCAAGAAGTACCTTCTCGGTCTCGATGGCCGGAAGCTCCACGTCAGGTCCGCACACTCGGCGCTGAACACCCTGCTCCAATCGGCGGGTGCCCTCATCGCCAAGGTTGCAACCATCTACGCATACCACAACCTATTCAACGCTGGATACAAGTGGGGTAAGGATTGGACTCTCGTGGCCCATGTTCATGACGAACTGCAAGTTGAGGCCCGCCCGCAGATTGCGGAGGAGGTTGGCAAGATCATCGTCCGTTCCATGCAGGAAGCGGGCGAGTACTTCAAGTTCCGAGTTCCAATCACGGGAGAATGGAAAGTTGGTACCAACTGGGCTGAAACTCACTGAGGTCCTTCGACGGGCGTGGATCGCGTCCTTCAAGACCAAGAGCGACTTCGCTCGCGAGAATGCCGACTTCGTGGCCATGGCTGCGAGTGACGGCCTGATCACCACACGGATCGCTACGGGGCTCTACGGGGCCTCGTGGTTGATCACGGCCAAGGGCATCAACCACCTCACTCACATCGACGGAGCAGACTATGAAGGCTGACGTATGCAATCGCTGCCACTGCGACCTCACGGAGGAGAACTGGCATCTCTCTTCTTGACAAAGCGAAGGAGTACCTATGCAAGCCAGCTATGTAGACCACATGGGCACCGACATGTCCGTGGTGGATGCCGCTCGCGTCTCCTTCGCGAAGAAGGGCGAGTGGTACTGGGACCCCATCCAAGAGGTGTGGTTCATGACCGAGACGGATCGCAAGCTGATCCGCTACCTCGCCCGGTACAACCACTGGACCCCGTTCGCCCACACCGCGATCACCTTGCGGATGCAGGCCCCGGTGCCGATCAGAACCCAGTGCTTCAAGCACAAGTATGGCTTCGTCGAGAACGAGGAGAGCCGCCGCTACATCAGCACCACACCCGAACTGTTTATCCCCTACGTGTTCCGCAGCAAGGCCGACAGCGTCAAGCAGGGCTCCGGTGGGAAACACTACAACAGTTTCGGGTGGCTGTTCGACTACGAGGTCACATGCCGTCAGGCCATCAGCCTCTACGAGCGGATGATCGAGGACGGCATCTGCCCTGAGCAGGCCCGCTTCGTCCTCCCGCAGGGCGTCGAGGTTAACTGGGTATGGACCGGCAGCCTCGCCGCCTACGCCCGCTTCTACAACCAGCGTACCGATCCCCATGCCCAACTTGAGGTTCAACAGTTGGCCTGTGAAGTCGGTGCGATTGTTGAACCCCTGTTCCCCCTCTCATGGAAGGCCCTGACCAATGGACTATGAAGACTTCGATCCGACCAACGTTGGACCCACTGGTGACCCGATCATCGACCGTGGTGACGTGCTAATCCGCCTGGCCTTCGCTGCCGAACAGGTGAAGCGGAAGGAACACAAGGCGCTTATTCAGGCGTACATGGTCAAGGTGTTTGAGAGCATCCGCCTGTCCAAGCCGAAGGCCGAACTCCGCTCCATCGACGGAGGTAAGTTTCAGTGAAACTATCCATCCTCGTGATAGTCGCACTCCTGATGACGGGCTGCGGCCTGAACGGGGGTGGACTGATTTCCAACAAGGCCATCGACGACCACAACATCCAGTTCTGTCAGGACAAGTATGGACACTGGGAGGTGTGCAAGCATGACGTTCGCATTTGACAAGTGGGTCATCGTCGGCAAGGATAGCTGCCACTGGTGCCACAAGGCGATGGTTCTGCTCCAGCAGAAGGACATCAACTACACCTACCAGAACATGGACCGCCACCCTAACCTCAAGCAGTTCATCTTGGATTGCGGTCTCAAGACTACCCCTCAGGTCTTCTTCAACGGCTACCTGATCGGCGACTACCGGGAACTGGAGGAGTGGTTCGAGGGCATCGGAGATAGCCTATGAGAACCCTCCTGATCGACGCTGACGTGGTGGCCTACAAGGCTGCCACGTCGGTCGAGGTGGCCGCCGAATGGGAGCCCGGTTACTGGACGTGGCACTGCGACGAGTACGAGGTGCGACGTGCCATCGACGACCAGATCGACAAGGTCATGGGTGATCTCGACGGCAAGGATTATCGCCTCTGCCTGACCGACAGCGCGGGAAACTTCCGCAAGCGCATCCTGCCCACCTACAAGGGCAACCGCTCCAACGTGAAGAAGCCCCTCGTCCTCAAGGCCATCCGCCAGTGGCTCATCGAGGAGAAGGGAGCCTACCTCCGACCTGGTCTGGAGGGCGACGACTGCATGGGCATCTTCGCCACATGGTCCAAGCTCAAGGGCGAGAAGGTCATCGTGTCCATCGACAAGGACATGAAGACCATTCCCGGCCTCTACAGCCGCGATGGCGAGACCATCGTGGAGGTGAGCGAGGACGAAGCCGACTACTGGCATCTCTTCCAGACCCTCACCGGGGACCAGACGGATGGCTACTCAGGCTGTCCCGGCATCGGCCCCAAGAAGGCTGAGGCCATCCTCCAGCACCCCGACAATCAGGACGACCTGTGGGGTGTGGTGGTTCGGACCTTCGTCAAGGCTGGCCTCAACGAGGATGAGGCTCTCGTGCAGGCCCGTGTGGCCCGCATCCTCCGCGCCTCCGACTACGACTTCGAGAAGAAGGAGCCAATCCTGTGGACCCCGTGAAGTGTTCCTTCTGCGGCGGCGTAACGCTCGAACCCTGCACCTCCCTTGTGGAGGCAGAGCAGAGCGCCGAACTCTGCACCTCCCTTGTGGAGGCAGAGCAGAGCGCCAAACTCGGCACCCACCCCTGCGTCAGCTACCACTATGCAAAGGCCACGATGCCCAAGATGCACGCAACGATCAAACCCAAGGCTACTCCTGAGAAGTCCGATGGTTCTTTCACTGGCTACTACAAGATCCCCGAAGGTGCTACCGACCTGATCGACCTGATCGAACACAAGAACATGTCGTTCGGTGTCGGCAACATCTTCAAGGCCTGCTACCGCCTCGGAGAGAAGGACGGCACTGATGCCACCTACGACCTCCGCAAGATCATCTTCTTTGCACAACGCACCCTCGCGCAGATCGAGAAAGGAACTACCAATGGTTAATCGCTCGCTGCGTGAAATGGTGCGTGAGTTCGCCCTCGCCTTCGGTGCTAGCCATAATCCCAACCTGTGGGTCAAGCTGGTGCAGGAGGAGGTCAATGAGTTCGAGAACGCCTTCAAGGCCATCATTATCAACCCCGGCATGGACCGCCATGAACTCCGTGTGGCCGCCGCCGAACTCCTCAAGGAGGTCATCGATGTGTCCTACGTCTGTAACGGCCTGTTCCTGATGCTGGAGGACTACAACGGTCCTGCGGTCGAGATCGACGAGGGCCTGATCCTCTCGGTCGAGGTGATCTCCAACATCGTGCAGAACACCTATCCCATCGAGAAGTTCCAGATCGCCTTCGAGCGCGTCCATGCCAGCAACATGTCGAAGCTGGGTGAGGATGGGAAGCCGGTTCGTCGCGACGACGGCAAGATCATGAAGGGACCCAACTACCGGGCTCCCTATCTTATGGACCTGATCAATCCATGATCGAGAAGATCGCGAAAGCGTTCGTGGTGACCCTCGCGGTATTGGTGGCTCTGGTCATCAACATCGCGTGGCTCATCTTCCCCCTCTTCTTCATCTACTGGGTGATCTACGGATGACAGTCTCTACCCGCGCTCAGGTGACCACCCGGCGCACTTACAACAGACCCCTAGATGGCGGCACCTACGAGACGTGGGAGCAGACCATCGACCGGGTGATCTCTCACCAACGTTGGCTCTGGGAACGCGCCAAGAAGGCGTACCTCTCGGACTATGAGAACGCGGAACTGGATGAGCTTCGTCACCTGATGCTCGACCGTAAGGCCCTCCCCTCGGGCCGCACACTCTGGCTCGGAGGAACCGACGTTGCCAAGCGGAGGGAAGCCTCGCAGTTCAATTGCTCTTTCGGTCGCATTGAGACTGTTCACGATGTTGTTGATGCCTCCTGGCTTCTCTTACAGGGATGCGGAGTTGGTGCTCAAGCAGTCGTTGGCACTCTCAACGGCTTCGCTGTCCCGGTGGAGATCGAGGTGGTTCGCTCGACGCGGACCACGAAGGGTTACGAAAACAGCGTCCTCATCAACGTCCAAGGCACGGTCGTCCTCAAGGTTGGTGATAGTGCTGAGGCATGGACCAAAGCGGTTGGTAAGCTCCTTACGTACAAGACCCCGTTCAAGAAGCTGATCCTCGACTTCTCGGAGATCCGTCCTGCCGGCACAATCCTCGCGGGCTATGGTTGGATCTCCTCGGGGGACAAACAGATCAGCATCGCCTTCCCAGCCATCGCGAAGATCCTGTCCGACAGGGCAGGGCAGCTTCTCACGGCTGAGGACATCAACGACGTGATCAACCACCTCGGTGACATCCTGTCCTCGCGACGTGCCGCTGAGATCCTGCTCCACAACTACGGCACCCCTGGTTGGGAAGAGTTTGCCCTTCGCAAGAAGGACCACTGGTCGAACGGCCAGATGCAACGGGCTCAGTCCAACAACTCCCTCCTGTTCTACACGAAGCCCACGCGGGCCGAACTGTGGGACATCTTCCTCAAGATGGAGGAGGGTGGTGGATCGGAGCCGGGGTTCATCAACGCTCAGGCTGCCCTCAAGCGGGCTCCTTGGTTCAAGGGGGTTAACCCCTGCGCCGAGATCCTGCTTGGCAACAAGAGCTTCTGCAACCTCGTGGAGATCGACCTCGGCAAGTTCAACGGGGAGTTCACCTCCCTTCGTTGGGCCATCCGCCTGATCGCTCGGGCGAACTACCGGCAGACCTGTGTGAACCTCGACGACGGCATCCTCCAGCGGTCGTGGCACGAACTGAACGAGTTCCTGCGCCTGTGCGGCGTGGGCCTCACTGGCATCGTCCGGTGGGAGTTCAGGGACCAGCCCAACATGTTCCGCCGTCTTCGCGGCGAGGCCTCGCGGGGCGCTCACTCCATGGCTGACGAACTGGGCCTCCCTCGGGCCAAGGCCATCACCACGGTGAAGCCCTCGGGCACCCTGTCGAAGATCATGGACACCACGGAGGGCGTCCACAAGCCCCTCGGGAAGCACGTCTTCAACAACATCAACTTCTCGGTCTACTCACCCATCATCCCGGTCCTCCGTGACGCTGGCTACCGGGTCTTCCCAAACCCCTACGATGCCACCTTGGTACTGGCCACGTTCCCTGTGTCCTACGAGGACGTGGAGTTCGACATCGTGGACGGCAAGGAGGTGAACGTGGAAAGTGCAGTTGCCCAGCTTGAGCGTTATCGGCTCCTGATGGACAACTATGTGGACCACAACTGCTCAATCACGGTCTCCTACGACAAGGAAGAGATCCGTGACATCATCGAGTGGCTGCTCCTCAACTGGGACAGCTACGTTGGAGTGTCGTTCATCTACCGGAACGATCCGACCAAGACTGCCGCTGACCTTGGCTACCCGTACCTCCCTCAGGAGGTGGTGTCCAAGGAGGTGTTCAACATCTACGTCGCTGGCCTCAAGCCGGTGAACCTAGACGCCTCGGTGGTCGATGACATGGAGGATGCTGACTGTGCAACAGGGGCCTGCCCCATCCGTTGAGGATCGTACAGTTAGGTTCTGTGAGAAGCGTTATCTGTGGAACTACCACCTGTACTACGTCCTCGGAACGTCGTGCGTAGATGACGCCTCTCACGATGCGGATGAGAGGTGCCTCGAACTCAATCGTGGTCTCTTGAGCGACTACTTCAAGAGCCACCTTGAGGACCCCGATGCACCACTCAAGCCGCAGGCCCACACGATCCGCATAAGCCCTGAGGAAGCCGCTAACGCCCTGAAATGGGCCGAGTACGTAACCTTCATCAGGACCCATTCCCTCTAAGGACCCACCCATGGCCCGCAAGTCCCGCGACGACAAGTTCGTGGAGGAGCGCGTTCCTGCGCCGATCCGTCCCCTGACTGCCAAGCAGGCTGAGTACATCAATGCCATCATGACCTCCGAAATGGTGACCGTGATGGGACCAGCCGGAACCGGAAAGACGTATGTCGCTGCCACCATCGCTGCTGATCTTCTACGGGCTCGCCACATTCATCGGATCGTCCTCACTCGACCGAACGTTGCGTCAGGCCGATCGCTCGGCTTCTTCCCCGGAACCCTCGAAGAGAAGATTGGGCCTTGGGTGGTCCCGTTCACGGATGTCATTCGCCAGAGAATGGGTGAAGGAGCGTTCGAGGTTGCGCTGAAGAAGGGCGACATCGACATCGTCCCCTTCGAGGTGATGCGTGGGCGCACCTTCAACAACAGCTTCATCATCCTCGACGAGGCGCAGAACACCACGATCCCTGAGATCAAGATGTTCCTGACCCGGCTCGGTAAGGACAGCACCACGATCATCAACGGCGATGTGGCCCAGACGGACCTCAGGGAGACCTCAGGCCTCTCGAAGGTCATCCAGATGGCCAAGCGGCACATGCTGCCAGTACCGGTCATTGAGTTCGGTGTTGAAGACATCGTCAGGTCTGACCTGTGTGCCATGTGGGTCAAGGCTTTCTTGAAAGAAGGTCTGTGATTATCCCTGACCCTAGGAATACAAAATGGATGAGGAATTACGATTTCCCCCTATTCCCAAAGACATCATCGACGCTCTGAACGAACGGTTCCCTGAACGCTCCGCATCGCTTGGAGAGAAGATCGAAGAGATCATGTTCAAGGCAGGCCAAAGGGACGTAATACGTTTCCTGAATGCCCAGTTCGATGAGCAAAACAAAACCATTCTCACGAACAGGATCACATAACCATGGGCTGGTTCAGCAGCATGTTCTCGGGACGTAAGCAGCGTCTCGCAATGATGACACAGGCGCAACAGTATCAGGAGCAGCTTCACGCTCAGGAAGAGGCTACCAATCGCCAGATCGCCGCACAGAAGGAGATGGCCACTCAGGTCTCTCAGGCTATCCGGGCTACCAACGCGCAGTCGGTTCAGGAAGCAGCGGCCACTACGGTCGAGAACCCTGACAGTATGACCTCGGGCAACACGGCTACCAACGCCAAGCGGCGTGGCCGTAGCGCCCTCCGCATTGACCGCACGGTTGGTGCAGCGGGTGGTGGGTCTGGCCTCAACATCGCGAACTGATCGCCATGAGCGCCACCGTAACCGCAGAGGGACGCTACTCCCAACTAATGGCAAACCGTAGCTCCGTCCTCGACCGGGCGCGTGATGGTGCAAAGCTGACCATCCCAAGCATCCTGCCCCCGGACGGTCACTCGGAGGTCACTCGCCTCACTACCCCTTATCAGGGCATTGGAGCCCGTGGCGTGAACAACCTCGCCTCGAAGCTGCTCCTTGCCCTCCTTCCTCCGAACGCTCCGTTCTTCCGCATGGTGATGGACGACTTCACCATGGAGAAGATCGCGCAGCGGGAGGGAATGCGTGCTGAGGTCGAGAAGGCCTTCAACAAGATCGAGCGGGCAGTGATGTCCGACATCGAGACCTCCACGATCCGCGTGTCCTCGTTCGAGGCCCTCAAGCAGTTGATCGTGTGCGGCAACGTCCTGTGCTACCTCCCGACCGGCGGTGGCATGAAGGTGTTCCGTCTGGATCGCTTCGTCGTCCATCGTGACCCGATGGGCCATGTGCTGGAGATCATCGTTAAGGAAACCGTCTCACCGTCCGTCCTCCCCGATGGGATCAGGGACGCGGTGTCGAAGGAGCTTGGTGGCTCGGTGCAGAAGTCGGCGGACATCTACACCCACATCCAGCGCAAGCCGAACCAGTGGGCCGTCTATCAGGAGTGCAAGGGGATAAAGGTCCCCGGCTCTCAGGGCCAGTACCCCCTCGACAAGTCGCCTTGGATACCGCTCCGGTGGACCAAGATCGACGGTGAGGACTATGGCCGGGGCTACGTCGAGGAGTACCTCGGTGACCTCCGCTCCCTCGAAGGGCTCACTCAGTCCATCGTGGAGGGATCGGCGGCAGCCGCCAAGGTCCTGTTCCTCGTCAACCCGAACGGGACGACCCAACAGAAGACCCTCGTGGACAGCCCCAACGGTGCCGTCCGTGCAGGCCGTGCTGACGACGTGTCGGTCCTACAAGTTGAGAAGTTCGCGGACTTCCGCATCGCCTTCCAGACCATCGAGATCATCCAGCAGCGCCTCTCCTACGCCTTCCTCATGAACTCTGCCGTGCAGCGTTCCGGGGAGCGTGTGACCGCTGAGGAGATCCGGTACATGGCAGGGGAACTCGAAGATGCCCTCGGTGGCGTCTACTCGATCCTGTCGCAGGAGTTCCAGCTACCGCTCGTCAACCGCATCATGTTTCAGATGGAACGCGCTGGGAAACTCCCACCACTCCCTCGGGAACTCATGAAGCCTGCGATCACCACAGGTCTCGAAGCCCTCGGTCGCGGACACGACCTCAACAAGTTGCAGATGCTCCTACAAGTTCTGTCCCCTCTGGGGCCGGAAGCTGTTTCGACCTACCTATCCACGGGCGACTACATCATGCGAGCCGGGACCTCTCTCGGCATTGACATGGCTGGTCTCGTCCGCTCGGAGGAGGAGGTTCAGCAGATGATGCAGGCGCAGCAGCAGCAGGAAATGCTCGCCCAACTTGGCCCAGCGGCCATGCAGATGGCAGGCAAGATGCAAGGAGCCGAAGGTCAGAATGGCCCGCAAGCGCAACCAGCAGAAGAATGAGGACGTGGTGGGGGAAAAGACCCCCGTCACTCCCACCACTTCCGAACCCACCCCTGAGCCGCAGGCTCCCACCCCCGAAGTCAAGGAACACACTGTCGTCGTTGATGGCGAGCAGCTGACCTTCGGCTTCATCACCTACTGAGGTTCCATGACGGAACAGATCAATACCGGGGCCAACGTCACAGAGACCAAGGCAGCCCCTGAGGGTCACGACGCCGCCATGGCTGCCCGCTACGAAGCGGAGCAGACCGTGAAAGTGGGCACGGTGACCAATCCCACCCCGCAGGAGCAGACCCCCGAACGCCCTGCTTGGCTGCCTGAGAAGTTCAAGACCGTCAATGACTTCGTGAAGTCCTACGGCGAACTGGAGAAGAAGCTCGGTCAGCCAACCGCCGAGAAGCCTGCTGAGAAGCCGGCCACGGAGAAGGCTGACAACCCCTTGGGCATCAAGCCTGAGGATGCCGCTGCGTTCGACGCTATGACCCCGGAGGAACGGGCACAGGGTGCAGTCGCGGAGGCGGGCCTCAAGTACGACGAACTCGTCAAGGAGTTCTCGCAGGCTGGTGTCCTGTCCGACGAGACGTATCAGCGTCTGGAGAAGGCCGGGATCACGAGGGACATGGTGACTGACCACATCGAGGGTCAGATCGCTCGTGCTGCCTTCCACCGCCAGGCTGTCCTCTCCGAGATCGGTGGTGAGGCGAAGTTCACCGAAATGGCCCAGTGGGCTGCCGCGAACCTCCCGAAAGCCGATCTGGACGCCTACAACGCTGCTGTCGAGGGTGGCCTCGCCTCCCAGAAGATGGCCGTTGCGGCTCTCTACCAGAAGTTCACTGCCGCCAATGGCTCCGAACCGTCCCTCGTGGGTGGCTCGCAGACCGGTGATGGCCTCGCTCCGTTCCGTTCGGACGCTGAGGTCGTGCAGGCAATGAGCGATCCCCGCTACCAGATGGATGACGCATACCGCAAGGATGTGATGACCCGTCTGTCCCGCTCCAACGTCTTCTGAGGTGTAACCATGGAAAAGGTCAAGACCTTCTTCGTCACGCACAAGGACAAGCTCAAGATGGGTGTTGCGTTCATCCTCGGTGGCCTCGCGGCCATCAAGGTGCCAGTCCCTGAGTTCGTCCCGGTGTTCCTCGCGGCCATCGGCCTCCAGTAATGAACTTCATCCTCTCAGGTATCGCAGCCTTCTTCACTCTCCTCGGCTCCCTCTGGGAGGCGTATCAGCGCGAAGTCAAGAAGCGCGAGATCCGGGAGGAGGTTCGTCTCGAACAACTCAAGAAAGAACGGGAG